ATGCATCTACTGGAGCACTGTTGGCAAAGTTTACCATTAGCTCCATTACTCTATCAAAATCTTTCAAATCTGCATGTCTAATCATTATCTTTCCTGCTGATTGTTATCTTCAAATCCGCCGCGGCCACCGCCGCCTCCGCCTCCACCTCCGGCGCCTCTACCACCACCATATTCTTTACCAAAGTCAAAGCTGGTGTTTTGCAGTGCCTTAACGCGGTCCATACTTAGATCACCGGGATAAAAACGTTTGCGGTCAGTGCTGTTAGTTCTTTGACCACGCACCTGTGTTTCTAATAAACTGTTTAAACTTGCACAAGTGATACTGATTTGGTTAGTGAGTTCACCTGATAGGAAACTTGTGGTTTCATCCACAGCAAAGTTAGTAATGATGCCTCTGTAACGTTCAAACATTTGTCCAGGTATTGGTTGCAGTGTTTCAGTATCAAAGAAGCCTCTGCGTACAACCACATTGCCACCTTTGATGCTGGTGCTTAACACAATGTCCATGTAGCTGACATCACTGGGGATACCACTTAGTGTGATCATTACATCACCGTTTGTGGTTTTGATATCTTCTGTTACATCACCAATCTGCAAGAACGCACCCAACTCTGTGTAATTGTTGCCATCAATTGTAATTGGCTGATATGCACTGCTAATGTAATAGGTTACGTTAGCCAATGTAAGGTCAATGAACAGTGCATGACTGATCTTACTGCCTTGAACTGCTGTAATTGTAGTAGTCATTAGTCTTCAATCATCTCCACTAGTTCAAATGGGCTATCCCATGCAATTCTATCATAGGGCACCACAGTGTAACTGGGCTTCTTAATCAGCAACATATTCCAAGTGACATTGCTGCCAACTTTGATGCCGGCACCAACCTCAGTATAACCTGCTTGGTCAATGAATGGTCTGTTGATGGGCACTGTGATTGTGCTGCCACTGCCACGCTGTACATCTGCCGTTACAGTGTAAGGATATTTGTAAGCACCAGTGGGCATCCAATAGTCACCTTTGCGGAAAACATATGAACTTGCACTAGCACTCACTGAACTTACGTTCATTGTAACGTTAAGCACGTTTGCGTTGGCAATGGTAATGCTGCTAATTTGACCTGCACTTAGATCACCTTGATATTCAGTAACATAAGCAATACGTGAATTTGTTTGACCAACGTTAATGGTTGTGGTCTGCACTCTGTCAATCTTATCCAGTTCTTCTAACATGCTTCTATTGGTGCTGTACTGCATGCCATTGTGCATTTCAATAATCATTTGCCATGGAACATTGCTAGCAATGCTGCTAACTTTAACAATGCCGCTGCGGCTTACAGTATAACCTGTTACTTTTCTGCGTTCAATGGTTAAGCTAACGCAGTTGTCTACTATTGTTTGTAGGCTCATCTTGGTAATCTCCTAGCACCCAACTGGGTTACGCTGTAAATAAATTCTGGATCACGTGCTACCATTTGTTTGAAACTCATTGCATCCACAGCATTGATGTTGTAGTTTACAGTTGTACCACCTCCACCACCTAACAAGTGGTTTGGAATCATTGTGCCGGATGTGTTAGGCATAAAGAACTCTGGTCCTTTCTCACCTACAATGTAACCTTGGTTAGCTTTGATTGGACCACCAGCAGCAGCAAATCTTAAGCCAGTGTCAGCAATAGCAGGCAGTGTTGTTGATCCTGCGCTGCCACCAAAGATACCACCAATAGCGCTAAAGATAGTTCTTAGAATCAATGCTCTTAGACTAATAGCAATTAAATCTCTGATAATTGATTTAGCAAAGTCACTGAAGTTGAATTTACCAGTCTTAACAAAGTCACTGATAGCATTTTCTAAGTTGTTGAAAATGCTGCTGGTTGCATCAACAGCAACTTGGAATGGTGTGATGCTGTCTTCAATACCTTCAAAGACGCTTCTAACACCTGCTAGATAATTTTGTCTGCGCTGTTCTTCTAGCTGTTGTTTCTTTTCAACATTTTCTCTGTTATTCTTATAACTTTCTTCTAGATTTTCTAGTTCTCTTTTGATTCTATCTTTTTCAATTTGTTCAATAGCATTGTCCAATTGAATTTGCAGTGTTTTCTTTTTAGAAACAAAGTCAGCTTCAATCTTTAGCAGTTGTCTAACATTTTCTGCTTCTCTGCTGGTTCTTTCACCTGTTAGTTCTAATCTTAGATTTTCTAGTTCAGCAAGTTGATATGTTTGATTAATTTCTGCTTGCTTGTCAGCAATGCTATCTTGTACATTTAATAGTCTAAGTTTTTCTAGATAGTTGCTTTCACTGATTAGGCCTAGATTTGTTTTTAATGTCTTTTCTTGATTGGCATACTTCTCATTGATTGTTGCAATTGCAGCAGCTCTTTCTTGTGTGCTTAACAACTGTAACTTTTCAATTTCACTTACGTCTTTTAATCTTTTCTCTTCTAGTGCAGCAAGTTCAGTGTTTAATCTAATTTGATCCTGCGTTAGGCCAATGTTCTTAAGTTCAGTTTCATATTTTCTTGCCATTGATTCTGTTTGTGCATCAATAGCAATCTGTAAGTCAACAGCAGCATCACGTTGCTTTTCTAAGTCACGTGCTAGTTTTTCAGCAAGTCTGCCTCTTTCAGCATCTGCTTTTGGATCTGTTAGTGTTCTATTGGCTCTGCCACCACCTGGACGTGCTGCTGGAGCCTGTGGATTTAAAATCTTATCCATGCTCTTTTGCCATGCTGCACCTTGTTTTAATATGGTATCAAACATGTCACGGCCAGCATCTTTGGCTTTGTCAAATTGACCAGTTAATGCATAGTAGATAACCTGACTTACACCTTTTAGTGTAGTCCAAAGTTGTGCAAGTCCTGTGATTAGTGTTGAAACAACAACAGCTAATCCTGCCATAGCAGCCTTAAGTATGTTAATACCACTTTCAGCATCACCACTGGCGCTGAATACTTCACCTAGGCCCACAATCATTTCACCAAGTGGTGCAATAATTTCCATAACAGTCAACATGAATTCATTGAATCCAGCGCGGAGACTGTCATAGTAACCGCCCAGTTGTTCTGCAACTTGACCTTGACGCACTTGTCTTTCTGTTAAATTGCCAACACTTTCAGCTAGATTGTCCCATTGTATTAATCCAGCGTTTCTACCAAATAGTTCAAATGCTAGTGCGTTACGTGTGGTAGCATCTGGCATCTTTGCCAGTGCATCAACAGTTTTAATGATTGCTTCTTCTGGTGTTAGTGTCTTGATATCATCTAGTGTGAAGCCTAACTGCAACAGATTCTTTTGTGCCTTGCTGCCCATCTCAGTTGCGTCATACAAACTGTTGGTCAGCTTTACAATCATTCTGTCAGCATCTTCAGCATTACCACCGGCAGCTTCTAGTGCATTGCGTAGGTTAATAACTCTAGCAGCACTGATTTCACTGGCAGCAGCAATGTCACTGATATCATCAGCAATTGTAAATGCACTGAACACAGTTTGAAGTGCAATTAATGGTGCTAGCAGTGCAGCCAATTGTGTTTGAAGTGCTAGTGCTGCTTTTTGTGCCGCACCAGTTGCTGTGGCCATTGCAGTCATACCAGCAGCACCAGCAGCACCAGCAGACGCTGCGGTAGTGCCTAGTTTAGCTGTTTCTCTTTCAGCATTTTGTAAGCGGGCTAGATAATTTCTATCATCTAATTCTAATGTAACTTTGACTGATGCCATATTATAAACCCCTTACTAGTTGATTGAGCCTTTTTTCAATGTATTCAACAGTAGGTTGAATCATACCATCTGGTGCTTGCTTACTGTAGCCTTCATCTAGGCGTTCTGAATAAGCATAGTCACCAGTTATGGTTTTTGTTATGTGATCTTTTCTTGTATTACGGCGAGCATTGCCTGGCTTATAACCAACAGGTGGTTTACTTTTCCAAGTGCTGGGTTTGCCAATTGGCGTGGTCTTTTTAAAGAAATCATAAGCGTCATCAAAAACAGTCTCAGCAACCTTTTCAAGGCCCTGTATTGATTTGTTAAAACTGTTAAAGTTGACGCTGGCTTTCATTTCTTTTCCTTAAATTTCTTATATTGCTCTAGCATAGAATCATCAGTTATAGGTTTGTTAATTTGTTGCATGTTATTTTTATTTGATTTCTTATGCAGATGATTTTCATATGTAATAGCTGCATCCATAATAAAAATATCAAAAGTATTTGCTTTAGTCATTACTTCACTGGGTAACATACCATAACGTTTGCCCAGTGTGTCTATAACAAGTACCATGTTTAACTCAACTGAATCCTCCGGCAAATGCTCGCGTGTTAGTTTCCCAATGTTTCTACCACTTTTTGTAGAATTTTAACCATTAGTTTACCTGGAAAAACCATGCCATCTTTGGCAATGATTTCACCTGTTTCATCTAACACTAAATTGTTTACAATGCGTACCATTTCCCCAATGTTGTCTGAGCCTGTCTTGGCCATTTCAACATACTTGTCAATGGGCTGACGGTCAAAGATCCAAAACTCTAGAGGCTCACCATATTCCTTGAGAATATCCTCATCATCAAGTTCTACTTTAATTAGTTGGGGTTTGGCTGCTAATTGACTTAATTTCATATCTTCATATCCTTTTGTTTTAAATGATGAATTGCTGTTATGATAAAAGCAATTCTATTTTTTGCTTTGCGGATATCAGCTTCCGCGCACATGAGTTCACTCTTGCACTTGGCTAATTCCATTTCCAGCGTCTGGAGTATCTCCTCCGCTGTGTGATTCTCCCATACCTGCATCTTTCACACTCTCTGTATATTTATTTGTTTTTGTTAATTCTATACCTAATTGCTTCAAAAAAGGCTCAGCTGATATCAGCTCACCTTTAATCCTCACAACTGGTACTCCTGCTTCAACACTGCCTGTCCAAGTGCCACCTGCACTGTGATCACGCAAATATTTTACTAGGGTTGGTTTCATTTCTAAACTCCTCAAAAGAGAAAAAGGCTCACCAAGTTACCTCAGTGAGCCCGTTTCTTAAGCGTTAAACTGTACCGCTTTGGTAGTCACCCACTACTTCAATAGTAACGGGTGCAGTCCAAACAGGTGCGGTAGGTGATACAGTTGGGGCTAGGGCTGATAGGTAGCCTTCACCTTGAATGTATTTGTCACCTGAGTCATCACCTGCCCAGTATAGTCTAAAGTAGATCTTTGTTTTGTTGTTGGTTAGATCAAAGATACCAGCAGTGCTAGCATTTCCTGTGAAGAAAGCAGTGTCATCAAGAACAAGAGTAGTATTAATACTGTTTGTGCTTGGTGTTGTTACAACCTTCTCTGAAAGGAAACCCAGCTCTTGCCAACGGAACAGTCCTGGTGTAGCATTTACAGTGATATCCTGTAAGCTAGGTACTGTTAGAACGTTAGCAGTAGTAGCAAATGCTGCGTTAGCATTAGCACTTAAAACTGCGTCTTTGATATCCAAACGTACAAACGTATCTGTAGTATTGACTGCAATATATGCCATTTGGTTATCTCCTTGTTAAATTGTTAAAAACCTAAATTCAAAATTATAAGTGATTCTGTCATCATTATATTCATTGGTCACACCGCACTCTCTCAAGTAACAGTTTGCAACACTGAATCTGCTGTTGACAACCTTGGTGATAACTGTGCTGATATCACCAGGCTCATTTTTGGCGTCCACTGTCAAATAGCCGTTTACAAGAATCTCTTGTTGAAACACATCATTGTTGTCAATGGTGCTGAACAGTTGAGTACGCTCATTTTGGTCATTGTCCAAATAAAGTTTCTTCATGTTCTTATCATACAGTGCAACGCCTGCCGCACTGAATGGTAATTCACTACTGACGCTAACATTAGTGCCAGTTAGACTGGTACTTAAATTAGCTAATAATGTATTTCTAATAACAGCCATTATCTAACCCTTGTTATATTTCTTCTGCCACGTGTTCTGCGGTTTAAGCTGAAACGTACCATTTTCTCACCATCTTCAACAGTACCATCTGAATCTGAATCATACCAATCAAACATTGCTGTAAGTTCTGTGAACAAGTCTTCAAACTTACGGCTGTAATATTCAATCTTCTGTACTTCAGCACTTTCTGGATTGCCAAAGTCTGCTACTTTTGGTAAAAGATATTCTTTCATTGCATAGTAGCAGCACATGTCAGTAAAGTCACTTTGACGTGCTTTAATTAAATTTGGATTAAAAGCTGGAATGTTGTCTATGCTGTCATAGCCACCACCTGCATAACCCAAATACTGACGCCACTCCGCACTAGCACGTATCTTTTGATTGATACGTGCAGTGCTTTTGGTAGTGAGATCTTCAATATAATTGTTGAGGTTACCTGGCGCATCAGGCACGTCTGTAAAGTTGAACTCATTTGCCTCAAAGAGACGCTGGTCCTTGTCCTTTACATCTAGTGCTTCAGCGTAGCTTAACACATTACCGCCTGATACTATAAACGCCATTTGAATCTCCCTTACAATTAAGCTGTGGCTAGGTTTCTTGGAAGGTTGTTGCTGCGGAAGAATCTGCAGCCTACTGCCTGGCCAATGAGACCATCTAGTAATGCCTGGTTACCAATGTCACTTAGCGCACCAACAGCACCTGTGCTTAGACCACCAACGCCGTTAAGCTGCTTGGCTAGTGCTAGTTCATGTACTGGTGTTACTACAGCAATGTAGTAGCCAGCTGCGTCTGTTGGAGCATTTGCACCACGTAGACCAGCAACAGCAGCACTGAAGTGATCCAGTGTTGCACTGATGTTTGCAGCAGCGCCAGCAACGTTAGAAGCGGCAATAGCAGCAATCTGGTCAGCATATACGCGGGCAAAGCCGTTGCGTACTGTTGCTACCATCTGGTAGTTGTCCTTGTCAACGTCATTGAACATCTTAACAGTTGGTTCACGCTTTACAGCGTAAGCAAGTGCTTCAGGGCTCATGACAATTGAAAGGTCAGCGCCGGTTAGTGCTGTGTTTGCATAACCGTAGTTTGTGATACCGCTGATCTGGCTGATATCTGTTAATGCAGTTTCACTACCACGGAAAGCAACACGGAAACCAACTGTGTCAGTTGCCTGTGCTAATGAACGTGATAGGCGTGTTAGAACTGCCTGACGTACCATTGCAAAACCACCATCTTCTAGTGATTCTTCAGAAA